ATCATATTTAATGCTAAGACCGAAGAAAACATTGATAACCTACCTGAAGGCTACATTGAGACTCTAATGAAGAATTACAATGAGATCTGGGTGAATAGATATTTGTATGGGTCCTGGGATGCTTTTGAAGGACAGATCTTTCCAGACTTTGAGCCTAGCGTTCATGTAGTTAATGATTTTATGCCAGACACTACCTGGAGAAGATTTATAGCGATTGATCATGGAAGGACCAATCCAACTGCTGTTTTATGGGGAGCGGTCAACCAGGATGATGTTATGTTTATTTATCGAGAGCATTATGAAGCAGGGCAAGATGTTGATTATCATGCCAGGGCGATTAAATCTCACTTAAATGAAGGTAGATATGAAACCTATGTTATTGATCCGAGTACCGGTGCAGGAAAGGTGGGAGATCCGGAGACTATAGGAAACCGATATAGGCAATTACATATTCCAGTAATCAATGCAAACAATGATGTTCAAGGTGGGATTGATAAGGTAACCCAGTACATCAAAAAGAACAAATTAATGATCACTAGGTCCTGCGAAAATTTGAGGCGAGAGCTTATCAATTATCAGTGGGAACAGCCTAGTGCATCCAGGATGGAATTAAACAGTCCAGAAAAACCTTTAAAGAAGGATGATCATGCAGTGGATGCTCTTAGATATTTAATTGGAGAAGCTGTTGACAGTGCGAAGAGACCAGATACCAGGAGCGAAACCGAAAGATTTATTGATACTATTGTGGTCGATAATCCTTCACAACCTCAATGGGATAGTATGTAATGGCAGGAATGGATTATTATCCGGCACTGGACCAAGAGTCTGCATTAGACCAGGTAGCCGAAGCAAGTGAAAGAATACCACAAGTTCGCAACTGGTTAGATCGCTCTAAGAAAGCCAGAGAATCTCAATCAGATCGATGGAGAAAGAATGAAAGGTTGTACTATGGTAGACATTGGGCAAATCCAAGCAAGGGAACTGAAAGCCAGTCCAGAATGATCTTTAATTTTCCATTAGCTGTGGTAGAAACTATTTTACCGATTGTTAATGATTTTCAACCTACTGTTGATATTATGCCCAGGGAAAAGAATGACATTTGGTTTGCTGAGATGATGCAGAAAAGATTTCAGCAGATTGTAGAAGAGTGCAATTTATATGGTCAGATCCTCCAGGCAGTTAAGGATAGTTTAATTTATTCCAATGGGTTTTTGCAGATCTTACCTCAGATTACTGAAGAAGGTGTATTTAAAGGATTTGATATACAAGTTATTGATCCTTTTACAGTAGTGCCTCATCCTTATGCAACTGATCTTAACCTGGAGGCTGGTGAATATTTTATGTTTGCTGTTCCAATGGAAACCACCAGGATTTATAGAGAATTTGGTGTTAAGGCAAGTGCTGATGGAAAACTAGATGATTACAGAGCGTATCAAAAAAATAATGATCATGGTGGAATAGAAAATGCCAGTGCTGAATCAGACTATGACATGGCTCTAGTTATTGAGTGTTATTCAAATGAAGCCGATAAAGAGAAATATCCGAATGGAAGGCATACTGTGGTGGTGGGTGATAAGCTCATAGTAGATGAACCACTAGAGCTCTATCGGATGCCAGTGTTTATGGTTTCTAATTACAAATCTCCTCACAACTTTTGGGGAATAGGTGAGACTGACCTGGTAAGGACTCAAACCAAAGCAATGAATGAAACCTTTTCAGCGATTAATGAGAACATAAGAAGAATGGGTTTTCCAGTTCGCAAAGTCACTCAAAGAGCAAAGGGTCAAATGACCAGACCAATTACCGGTGCTCCTGGTGAAGAAATAACAGTAGTGGATCCATCAGATGTTACCTTTGAGTCACCTCCCCCAATACCAGGGTATATACAAAATTACATAGCTCAAGTTGGGCAATTTATGGAACATATCACTGGTGTAAATGATGTTACACAAGGCAGAAAGCCAGGAGGGGTAACATCTGGAAGAGCGATTGTAGCCTTACAAGAAGCGAGTCAAACCAGACAAAGATTTAAGATTAATAAAGAAGTAGCCAGACTCACTAAAGAAATTGGCGAATATATGGTCCAAATGATTCTCACTTTTGATGAAGAGATTCGATCTATAAGAGAAAGAGATGCTGAAGGTCAATTTGAATTTACTGAATTTAACCCAATGGCTGTGTATGATGCTGATGGTAATATGGAAGGCACTCCACAATTTGATCCAGGAACAGCTAAAAAACTTATGGATAGTGAGTTTGATGTAGATGTTACCAATGGATCTAGGTATGCTCAAGGCAGAGTAGCCAATGAAGAAAGAGCAATGGAATTATTTCAAGCAGGGGTCTATGGTATTGAAGAAGTGGTTAATGCTTTAAATATCAGTGATAAGCAAGATGTTATTCAAAATTGGTATGTTAGAAATCAAATGGTTCCACCACAGCAACAAGTTCAACAAGCTGAACAAGCCCAAGAACAATTTAAGATGTTGGTTGCACAAGTGATGCAAGAAGGACCAGGAGGACCAAGTGAGGAAGCACTGGCACAAATGATCATAGCAAACCCTGGGTTTATGGAGTCACCAGACTATTTACAATTACCAAGTGAAATCCAGGAAAGAATTAACACAGTAGCAGGATTAATGGGAGGGCAGGATGAACCAGAGGTCTAAACCAATTCTGGGGTCTAAACCAAGCATAGGCAGTAGTAATTTTCTTGTCCTCCAAAATTTAAAGGAATTATTATGCCAAAACTAAAAGGAAAGAAATATCCTTATTCTAAAAAAGGATATAAGGCCTATATGAAAGCATTAAAAAAAATGAAGGAAGGTAAGTGATCCAGGTGATTCCAGGTATACTTACCTCTGCCGAAGCACAAGATCTCATGGATATGACACCAAAGAATCAGTCAATAAATTCATTTTCTAATAAAATTGTGCAAAAAGTAGCGAATACCTATCAATCTAAGATTAAGGACCGAACTTTTATTTTAGAAGGTCCAAGTTATTGGAGGGTTGAAACTAGACCAAAAGGGCACAAGTGGCACTATGATGGTTGCAAGGATTCCGGTAGCGAGTTAGTAGACAATCATATGCCCTGGTGCAGAATTGGGACCACAGCATTATTAACTCCTCATGATCAGTTTACTGGGGGAGAATTGAGTTTTAAACAAGCAGGAAAAGAATTTCAAATTGAGGACCACTATTTAAATGGTGTGATGTACTCAGCAGGAAAGCATGACAACCCTTCACTGCATAAAGTAGAAAAGCACAGTGGTAAGCGAACAGTATTGTTAATGTTTTTTGCAACAACATGATAGTTAATTTGATAAACTATTTAAAAACTAAGATCTCCCAAAAATTTACCGGGAAGATAGAAATAAACTTTTTTGAGGGTGGCGTAGCCAACATCAATGAACACAAAAGTATTAAGCTAAATAAATGAAGTAAACACCTTTTAACATAAGGGATAATCTTAAAACAAGAAGCCCAGTGATACACCAGGAAAACCCTGGCGATCATTGGGCTTTTTTTTTGAACTAAACAGTGTCGAAAGACCAACTGAAAGGAAACACAATATGGCTGAAATAAACATAACTGGAACTACAAACTTAAATGTACAACCAGAATCAGAACAAATTAGCGTAGGAAATTTTAATGGCGATCCATTGGTAGGAGAAATGACTCCTTCAACTGATAGCTATGACAACATTTCAATACCGGGCGAACTCCTCGGGGAGCAATCACAACCTGGTAATGATACAGAACCGGCTGAGACCACAGAGTCTACAGAAACAGCCCAACAAACCGAATCAACTAATAATTCCAATAAGGAATCTTCCACTGATGAACCAGAGCAAACCGATGCAGTTAGCAAATCTATTTATGAGATGGCAGATGGCTCTAAGGTCACAGAAGATGAGATCCTTACCTGGAAAAAAGATGCTGACAATAGACATGACTGGAATAAATCAAATACTGAGAAAGCCCAGGAAGTAGCTTATCAGAGAAGGGCAATAGAACCTTTCATTCAATTAGTTGAGAAATTCAAAACCTCGGAAGATTTTACAGAAACCTTTAAGGAAGCTGTAGAAGATGAACTTGGAGAAGAAGCAGGGCAACTGTTTAAACAGTCCCTAAAGATGGATAACAAGGACCTTCCGAATCCTTATGAATCTGAATTAACAGAGGCATTGGAACAACTCGAACAGATTAAATCCCAACAAGCACTTGATCAATCATTAACCGACCTAAAGTCAACATACAAAATAAATGAGTCGAAAGCCCAGGAAGTCTTGGGCTATGCGATTAAAACACATAAAGAGACTGGTCGGTTACTCACTTTGGATGAGGCTTATAAGGTAATGAATTTTGACAAAGCAGTTGCAGAACCTAAGACTGCCAAGCCAAAACCATCTGTTCCAGTCAATGTACAAAAGACTGTCGGTGTCAAGTCTGATAAACAATCCAAAATAAGGGATTATGAGGACATTGATGTCGCATCATTTTTTAATTAATAATACAAAACAAGGAGTCTTAAATGGCTAACATTATGGTATCGGGAACCGGTAACGCTTCCCTAAGTGCCCTAATCCAACAGTATTATATGCCAGTTCTGTATGACAATATTTTCAAAAAGAGTCATCCATTACTAGCAATACTGAAGGCAAAGGCAAAGACCTTTAATGGTCGAGAAATAGTAGTCCCAGTTGAATACGCTGATGGTGGGGCGAGTGCATGGGGAAATCAACATACTCTAGGCACAAGTTCTGGTCAGTCTTATACGCCTGCATTAGCAGACATTGCAAAGACTGCAA